AGTAGCTGTTCGGCATTTGTTGGAGCATTGCTAAGTACGAACCTGTAAGCAGAACTATTAAATGATGCACTATTTCCTCCTGTACCTGAGTAACTAGAGATTGTATTTATATAGAAGTTACCTATAGATTGAACTTCTTCCCAAGCGTTATTAGCTGCGTTTCTAACAAGCATCTTGTCAGAACCAGTATCGTAGTAAAGGTCACCAGCATGGTCAGTACCAGAAGGAGCACCGTTACTTACTCTGTATCTCTCATTAAAGTCGTTTATATCTCCTGAAAGCTGTGCTACGTCAGATTCAGTAGCTAGTAGTTTGTGGTAAGCGTAGCTATCGCTAGATCCACTAGAGACTAGCTGTAAACCTACACCAGCCGCTAGGACATTAGGGTTAGCGTTAGCACCAACACCACCATGTAAAGCATTAGGAATACCAGTAATAGTTACTGCTGCTCCTCCTGCTGTTGTGGCTCCAGAAGCTACTCCAGAACTGTTAATAGATAAACCACCAGCATCAGCCACACTGACTACTACATCCGCATCTGGTTGACTATTAGGGAACGTAACCTCAGTGGCTACAGTAACAAAACCACCAACAGCCGTTACAGCTCCAGTTACATAAGTAACAACAGCCGATGAAGTAGGTATCTTTGCAGCATCGTTTGTAACTGATGTTTCAGCAGCTCTATTCTCACAGATACTATTGATCTCTGCTGTAGTAGCTCCTAAAGCTGTACCTGAAGCCAGTATGGAAGCAGTACCACCTTGCATTCCAGCTAGAGTAGTTAACTCTGAATCAAGAGGTTGCTTTGCGTCTAACTGTGTCTGTATTGCTGAAGTTACTCCGTCTACATAGTTCAATTCTGTAACGGTTAAAGTTGCTCCATCTAATATGGCTGCTTCAGTACCAGTTAAGTCAGCCAAAGAAGAGGCTGTACCACTGGACATAGTTGCTAACTCAGTCAGCTCTGCATCTAAAGGTTGTTTAGCGTTTAACTGGGTTTGAATAGAAGAAGTAACTCCATCTACATATCCAAGTTCTGTAGCTGAAAGAGTATTAGGTATCCCATCTAAGACATTAAGTTCACCACTAGATACTGTAGCTCCATCTAGTATTTGAACTTCAGCCTGAGTTAAAGCTGCTAAAGCTGAAGCAGCGTTAGTTTGGCAGCTAGAAAGTGTTGTTAAATCTGTAGCTGATCCTTGTTTTGCATCTAACTGAGTCTGGACATTAGAAGTAACACCATCGACATAGTTAATCTCTGCTGTAGTAGCTGTTATACCATCTAATATTTCAACTTCTGATTGAGTAAGGTCAGCTAAAGCATTTGCTGTAGCCTGAGCCATTGTGGATAACTCAGTTAGTTTTGCATCTACAGCAATAGTTATCTTCCCTGAAGAAGGGCTATTATCAGCAATAGTTACTGGGGCGGTACCTACAACATCCCCAGTTAGGGCAGTAGCTATTTTAGTATCTGATCTAGCATCAATAGCGGCACTTGTGGCTGCTTTAGAGTTATTACTAACCCAAGTATCTGAACTACCAAGGAAAGCTCCAAGATCAGGTAGTGTACCTGTACCAGAGGTTAAAGAAGCATATTTATCATCAAACTCTTGAAGACTGAATCTAATCTGGTTATCTGCGTTATTAAGGTCAGTAGACGTAAGAGTTGAACCAGCCGTATAAACAACAGTTGCATCTTGGAACGCTGTTACCCTTTCTAATATGACTGTCCCTGTAACACCTGCATTTAAAACAACATTACCGCCATTAGGTTGCTCAACTGTACTGCTACCTGATATTTGGTAGGTACTGGTTCCACTTGCTGCATTGGTATAGGTAGTACCATTTACCTTTACAGTAATATCCGATTCTTGGATATAACCAATAGGACTACCACCAGCAGTAGTTAAAGCGAAGGTAGTTGTCGATGAACCTGGGGTATAGGTTCTTTTTGCGTATGACATTACTCAACACCTCCATCTAGTTCTAAACGGTTTTTAAGGATTAACTCTCTCATGTCTGCTGGCATTGGGAATTGAAGATCTTCAGGGGTTTCGCTACGAATCAACCACTGTTCTCTGGCTAACTCTATTATTCTATCCCTTTCATTCTTAAGAATAATCCTTCTCATATTATTTTCTCTATCCCAGTCAGCATTGACACTTGTATCAAGACCTAATACTGGTCCTAGTTTAGACGGAGAATCCAGTCCAGGTCCAGCATTTTTATAGTTAGGATCATTAACTACTGATTTAAAGTAGTCATAAGCTCCTACATACTCCTTACCTCTACTATACGTAGTAAACTCAGTATTTAAGAAATGATTAAAGTCATTTAATACTCTATCGCTCATAACAACTCCACCTAAAGTTTTTGATCTATATAAAGTATCTTTAGGAGGTGGTATTAAATTAGCTAACATTTCTCTTCCTACTGGATCTTCAGTACCAGAAGGAAACGCCCAATATCTACCTAAAACAGCTTGTAATGGGTAGAAAAATCCAGAATGATTAGCTTCAACTGTTTGTCCAGGTTTTCCCCACCAAATAGCTTGTCTACTTCTTTGTCTATTTTCTCCAAAAGTTTTAAAGAAACCATCTGAACTATCTAATGAATCTGAGGCTGCTATTATTCCATCAGCTATTAAGGCAGGTAAGTTATATTCGTAAGCTCTACCTAAGATGTTAGCTGCACCTCCAAATATATTACCTTGAGGTTCATTTACATCCTTACCTTTCCATATACGTTCAGGTACTGTATAACCAGGACCAAACTTACTACCAGGATTAGCTGGTTTACTAGGATCAAAACCTTCCCAAACAAACTTACGTAAACCAGTATGAGGATCACCTACTTTAGCAGCAAATTCAGAAGCAATTCTTTCTAAAGGCTCTGTATTACCTGTAGTAGCAGCAGATAAGGCTCTTTGTACTTTATCAAAACCTACCATTGCAGGTGTATCTAGAATTGTTAAAGCTGTGCCTACAATTGCTAAATTAGCTAAATCACCATCAGCAGTTTTACTACCAAACTGAGTGTAATCCCTTAAATTTGTTTGGAAAGCTAAAGTTTGACCTAGTAAGGGTATATAACGATAAGGAATCTCTTTACCATTAATGAGCCATGTATAAGGCTTTCTAACACCCTTGGCGTATTTATAAGTATATCTTTGATCGCCTGTTATATCTTGGTTTCCATCGTGAGTTAGGAAGAAGGCTGTAGCTTGAATACCAGTAGCTAAAGCTAAAGCACCTTGAGCTTTGATACGTACTTTAGGATCTGGACTTGTGTATTTACTTTCAAAATCAATAATAGATTGCCTCCACTTAGCAGGATCGCTATTAGTTTTTGCTGCTAAAGCATCCATCGCTTTAGTTAAAGCTTCTCCTGAGATAATTGTTTCATCATTAAAAGCTTTCTTTAAACCAATTCTTGTTAGATCAGCACCAGCTTGAACTAATTCTAAACCGTAGGCTAACTTAACAGCTCTTTTAATACCGTTAATAGGTGAAACAAGGAATGGGAAAATATCTCTACCAAACAACCTTAAATATATGTTTTTACTTTTACGGAAAGAATTAATAGCATCTTCTACATTCTTAAGTCCACCAGTTAATTCTGTTGTTAAGTTTACAGCTCTAGTTAGTTCTAAGATTTGTTCATCTAATACGGCATGACCTATAGTTTCAGCGTCATAACCTGCTTTTACAGGTGCATAAACTGAAGATAACTTTTCCTTATAAAGTTTATTAATAGTATCAGCACGATCAGCTTTATCTATCTCTCCTTTAGATATTAGATCGTCTACTGTTCTAGATATACGTCCTCTTATAGAAGCATTTGCAAAGAAAGCTGTGTTAAATTCATCACCTGTAGCAGCCATTTGGCCCCACAAGCTTAGGTTTACTTCTTCTCCACCAGGATAATAACTCTTAGCACCAAAGCCTTCATCTACACCACCTAATACCTTTCTAGCTTTACCAGTTAAACCCATAGTAGCGGTAGTTGTACCACCCAGTATGTTTCTACCAACAGCACTTCTTTTCTTCCAAGCTTCAGCAGGAGCTAAGTAATCATGGAAAACTTTAGTTAAAACTCTAGCTTTATTAAACGTCTCAAATATCTTGCCATGATCCTTTCTGTTTAAAACATATTTAACAAAAGGTACTTGCATAGTATCGCTCTTTAAATCTTGAAGTATGGCTTCTTCTCTCATACGTAAACCACCTTTTCTAAGTTCCCAAGCTTTATCAGCAGCTTGGCTTGCATCTGTAATTGATTTACCGTAAACAAATCTGGTATAAGCAATATCAAAAGCTTCACCTATTACGTGTCTGAGATTATTTAATGTAGCTGCAGCTTGTTCAGCTTCTTTTAGACTTTCTTCTGCTCTTGGAGCTTCTTTAAGAATATACTTAGCAAATTTAGCGTCCATATGTCCTCCTACTGTACGACCTGTTAATTCACCAAAAGCTTCTAGACCACCTTGAATAGGAATAGAAAAATGAATAGCAGGGTTACTTAGAGGTGATCCAATTTGGAGTCTTGCTAAAACAGAGTCTCCTGTAACTTCAAGTTCCTTCAGTTTTGTATAATCACCTTTAGATTCGTATATTTTATCAATTAGTCTTTCTAAACCATCCATTTCTGTAGCACTAATTTCTGCACCATCAGCTACTTTTTGGAAGAAAGCTCCTATTGTTTTATTCTTATCAGCTACAGCTTTGTTATACTTATCAGCCCAAGCCTTCCCATAGTCTTCTGGGGAATCACCTAATTTTAATAACCCTTTATTCCATTCACTAAAGAGTTCTGTAGGATCAGTCGCTCTAAATCTAAGTCTATTCCTACGTGCCAAGATGTTAAGTAAATTACCTGAAGCATAGAAAGTTTCATTAACAGCCGACATAGCAGCATCTAAAGCTGTAAATGATTCACTAAAATTCATTAGTGCTGTTTGTTTATCAAGTACTACTCCAGATTTATTAGTTACTTTTTCTCCTGCAAATATTTTCCTTAAATCTCTTACATCTCTTAAAGTTACTTCTAAAACATCGTCAACAGTAGCTGTAGTAGCCATAACTAAGTTAAAGTTCTCACTTATGTTTTTAGCAAACGCTTCAGTCTCAGCAAATAAAGCTAACTGTCTAAGTGCTCTACTTTGCTCTGGTATAAAGGAAGCTAGTTTTTCTAAAGCTACTTTGTATTGTATTGGTCTTGTTTTTAAACGATTTAATGTTTTAAATCTAGCTGTCATTAAATCTGCACTACCAGCAGACCTAGTTGCATATTTTAAAGCATTTGTATTGTTAATTTTATTAGCATCATCAACTTTAAGAGGGTTATTTAATAACAAGTTTTGACGTTTAGCTTCTACTTCTTCCATTCCTCTAGTAATATCGTCTATTGCATCTTCAGCTTCATCTATATTCATCTGACGTTTAAGAAGCTTATTAACCTTATTTTGTATAGTTTTAGGGTTAGGCGGTGTATTACTCTTAGGTAAAGAAGGTGCAGTCCTAGAAGCTAACTTATCTCCATCTATAACTAGCTTTCCATCTTCTGTAGTTTTAACTGGTACTTCATTTTCAATAGCAGCCGACTTCTCAGGTAAACCTTTAACTCTTTCTTGTCCTAGTTCTTGAGCAGCTTTGTCAGGATCAGTCTTGATCATGTCGTCCTCAAGAGCTTTAACGACCTTATTTGTAAGGTCATCAGTTCCTTGTTGTAGGCTTTTAACTGCTTTAGGACCAACTTCAGAAACAAACTGAACTGTCTTATCTAAATCTCTTAAAGCTTTTTGAACTGTTTCCTCACCTGCTACTCTTCCTACATTTAAAAGATTAATAACATCCCCAACTGTATTAATGACTGTCCTCTTTTCTAGAGGTACATTCATACCTTTCTCTAGTTTTGCTATTGCTTCATTAAGTCTTTCAAAAGCTACCTTTGCTTGATCTCCATCTGGAGCCATTCTTATAAGCTTTGATATAAGAGTCTTTTTATCAACAGAAGTAGGAACACCATCTGCTACTACTTCTATCTTTCCTTTCTCTCCAATCTGTTGTATAGCTTTTGTAAACTCTTGTTTTGGAACATCAGGTGCTTTAAATCTTTGAGACTGTAAAGCTGCTTCATTAGTAGCTGTAATAGCTCTAGCTAATAATGGTGAAGCATCTCCAGTTAAAGGTACCTTACCCTCATCAGCAGCATCACCTAGTTTCTGCATAAACTGAGGCTTTTCAGGTACAACAGGAGCCATACCCCCTGTTTCCATTGATTTATTATGTAAATCATCTAACTGCTGGACAAACTCATTCATAAATTTACGTTGAGTTTCACCCTTAGTTACGTCTAAGTTTCCAGTAGCTTGTACGATCTCAGCAGTTTGTACTAATTCCTGTAGTTTTCTATAAATGTCTCCTAAAGTTCCAGGGAAAGAATAATCAGTATTAACTTCATCTAAACGACCTTCTGCTACTAATTGACTATTACGTGCTTTTAATAGCTCAACACGCCTAGTATCTAAGTCGTTTAATGTTCTTAGTAAAATCTTTGCATCATTTATAGCGTTCCTGAATCCAGTAATACTTACATCAGCTTCAGTTCCTAACTTGACTCCCTCTGCTTCTCTGCTGACTCTAGCTAGGTCTACAGTATCTAAACCTTGTCTAACTGATTGTAGTTGCTCAATTCTTTGTAGAGCTTCTATTGCTTGAACAGCTTGGTTATAAAGTCTTACATTCTTTTTACCTCTAGATTTGAGCCAGTTAGGGTCTTTCCTTATTTGTTTCTCATACTCTGCTACACGTTTAACAAGTAGTTTAAATTTACCTTTAAACTTTTCAGGTGTTTCTACGGAGTATTTCTTTTCTAATTGATTTAGTTCAACATTTATATCATCTATTTGAGTTTTGATTTTAGTTGCATCTGGTATTTCACTTATCTCATCTACAACTTCATTTAAACGAGTCTGTATGGTAGCTGTCTCATTGATTACTTTCTTAGCTCCTTCCCTTGCACTGTAAGCAATACGTCCTACATACTCATCAATCTTACGACTCATATCTACGTTAATATCTGCTAACTCTTCTTCACGCATTTCAGCAGCTTTATTTAATTGAGTAGGCTCTACTTCAGCTTTAACTTCTGGCTCTACTTCTTCTACTGCTTCATCAAGTGCTTTTTTAGGTTCTACACCTTCTGTTGTTTTCCTTAGTGTTTTATTAGCAACCTTAAAGGCACCTTTTAACGCTACAAAGAAACCTAAACCAGTTGCAACGTTCTTAAGCTGTTCAGATACTAAATCAAATTCAAAGTCGTCTTCAGCTAGTAAAAGCTTCATACGAAGTTCTCTATCTTCTTGAGATTCAAGTTGTCTTATATTTTCTAGTTTTTGATCTAAGTCATCTGGTAAGTCAACTCCAAAATACCAAACATCTTGAGCCATTTCTGGTATAGCTTCTTTTAAGAACCAAGCACCTACTCCAGCTAAACCAGCTTTAACGTCTTTTCTAGCCCAAGCTTGAGAAATACCGAATGATGCTTGAGCAACTTTAGGAGTAAAACCTGCACCTTTAATTACTGCACGTAAACCTTTATCACCATAAAGAGCAGATATTATAGAACCCCCTAATTCACCCCACCAAGTTTTAGGATCTAAATCCCTCATTAATTCACTGTCTTCGCTTAAAGCACCGAAAACAGGAGTATCTGGTTTTATACCATAACTAAAGCCATCAGGTCTCTTACCTGTCTTTAGAAGAGCTTCTACGGCACTTACAGAATTAGCAGCATCTTTTTCGTCTTCATCAGTTAAAGCTTCTTTACCTATTGTCCAACCCATTTCTAATAGAGCTGGTGCAGTATTAATAACTCCTTGAATACCCTTAGCTACCATTCTTCCACCTTCACCTTCCCAATCTGGTATCTCCTCTGGATCTCTCATATCCTGCGGCCAGAAATCCTTATCCATAGGATTTAAGGAAGTTTTAGGTCTATTCTTACCTAAGAGCCTGTCTGTAAGGGATTGGTCTTGCCATGCCCTTTGTTCTGCTTGTTTACTTTCACGTTCTTCATCTGTACGTTTCCAAGGTAATGATGATTCCTTTTCTTTAGGCTTTTCCTGAGTAGCTACAGGACTTTCTTGGGCTAGATCTTCAGCCCATTCTTCGTCATATCTTCTTTTTGCTTCATCAGGATCAGAAATCCAAATATCTCTTCCACTTCTTAGAGGTACGTAAGGCATTTATTTATACAAATAGTGTGGGCTTCTTACTCCAAATTAACCGATATGACTGAAAAAGGCTATTTTCCTACCGCTTGGTTAGAAAAACCTGTTTGATTAGTCCTTTGGTATAACTTAGTGAAGTTGTTACTAAATATATTACTCTGAACTTGTTGAGGTAAAGCACCTTCTCCTGAAAAGTAGTCTTCTGTATCAGGATCTAAGAACTGCATAAATAGATAACCAGGGTTTATATCTCCAGTTGATGAGCCTTGTCCTGAATCTGTAGGTCTAATATTACCTGCAATACATAAACTCTGACCATTACTAACTTTATCTCCAGTATTAACTAATGAAGTTGCACAATGAGAAAGAACCATAAGAGTACCAGCTCCGTAACCAGGACCAGCTTGGGTTGCTTTAATAACAATAGTATTTCCTAAACCTTCAATATAATCAGACTGTATTACGTCACCTGTGAATGGTGATGGGATGTTGTTATGAGTTTGGTATTGATTACCTCTTTCAGCTTTAAAGGTAATTCCAGCATTATCAGGATTAGAAGGTTCGATATATAACAACTCATCTCTAGCTGTAGTGCCTGTACCAGCTACAGGAGATTTAACACTTTTTTCAATAGTATTGATATTGTTATCCCAAATCTCTTTGGGTGGCATCTGGCTACCACTACCTTCATACCATCTTTGACCTTGTAACTGTATTATCTCTGCTATAGGCATTTCACTGCCTAGACCGTAGTAAACATTATCAAGGCTTTCTCTAGTCTTCTCAGATAAGTTTTTTGTAGTACCTGTAATAGCAGCCTGTTTAATTTCAGTTAATTCTTGGTCAGTAAAGAGGAAACGATTACGTACATACTTTTCACGATCATCACTAGAAGCATTTTTAAAATCAGATCTAGCGTTAATCGACCATGATTTTCTATTATCTAAATCCCTAACGCCACTCTTCCATTCTGCATAGGAACCATCAGAAGCTAAACCGCCTTCATCGGCTACACCGACAGGAGGTAACATAACTCTTTGTCCTATTTTTGTTGTATCTGCTAAATGGAACCAATTATCTACATCGTTGTATTTAGGTTTTGTAAGGAAGTGGTCTTCAGCTTCATTTAAAATCTTTTGAATCTCACTCTTATCTTGTCTTTGTTCAGCACTTAAAGCATTTATTCTCTTTGTAATCCAAGGTGTAGCCTCAGCTTCTAAGTAAGGTGTAGCTCTTTCTACAGCATCAGTTAAAGCTTCTTTTCTTTGTGTTTTAGTTTTACCCCTGTTTCCACTTAAAGCTTGGAAGTCTGGATCAGATTCCATAGCACCTTTTAACTTACCAACTAAACTTGTTACGGTCTCATCTATAGTTGTACCCATTCCGTCTAATCTATTTTTATTAGCCTTAGCAAACTCTGTAACAGCATAAGCATAAACAGAAGTATTTGTTATAGCGTCTTTTAACTCATCAGGCATTGATCCGAACTCTATTCTTTGATTAACGACTTCATCTACGTCTCTTTTTAACTCTGCTATCTGTGTATCAGATAAGAATTTTTTGTAGAAAGGTATCTCCTTTTCTAGGTATTTTGCAAAATCTTGGTGAGAGTAACCTTCAGGTAATAGTGTCGGATTAGCTTTAACTGCATCTAAATGTTTATTCCTTTCATCAGTTACTTCTTCATCTGTAGGGGTGGTGTTTTTAGACCAGAAAGCAGTTATATCATCGTTATAAGAACGTTCAAATTTCTGTTGTTCGTTATAAATCTGTTGATTTTCTATTCTTTCAAAATTTGATTTACGATTAGCAGCTTGGTACATTGCATATTTCAGAGCTTCTTCAAAAGTTTGTCTTCTACCATCACTTCCTATACGAACTAAGGTCATTAGTTTTTGACCAGATTCTGTTTTTACTTTTGATAAAGCAGCTTCATAATTCAGATATGAAAACTTTTTACCTAAGTCGTTATAACCATCACCATCTTTATCCATAAACAGATCAGGAGCTATATCAAACCAAATACTGTTATAGAACTTTTCACCTTTATGAGGTAGTAGGTTCTTCTGAGTAGCTAAACCATCATTATAAGCTTGTTGTAGAGCCTGTTCTGAAAAAAGAAGACCTTTATTCCCAAACATAGGGTTAGCTATATTTGCTGCTTTCTTAAGTTTTGCGTTAAGGACATTAACTACATCTTGAGTGGCTTTCTCTTCTGCTAGGTTTATCTCTTCTTCAGCTACAAATTTTTGAATAGATACCTTAGCTTGAGACATTAAAGGATCAACCTTAGCTGCTATATAAGCTTTTGGTATGTCTCCATAAGGTTTCAATAGTTGAGCTGCTTTCTTTGCTATAGCTGCACTACGTACTGAAGGGTCTTCCATTTCAGCTAGACCTCTAGCCGTATTCTTACCCCAAGTCTCTAAACCTATAGCGGCTGAACCTGCTGCCTCTTCTGCTTTAGTTGAATAATAGTAATGGTTGATCCAAGGGTTTTTAAGGGCTACTCTTCTTTTTGTTTCTTCGTCTTGAATTTGATTAACATCATTAGCTATAGCAGTTGTTTGTTGAGCTGCTAAGGCTTCAGTTTCAATCATCTTATCTGCTTTCTCTTGCTGCTTCTTTAAATAAGCTTCTTCAGCCCATTCCCATGCGGTATCAGCAGGACCATCAGGACCAAGAAAGTCCTGTATAGCTTTCATCTTCTCCTGATTTCTACCTATAACTGCAGTTGGATCTTCGTGGAACATTAGTTGTCCACCTACCTGTGTTGGTATGCCTTTAGGGGCTGCAGGTGGTGGTAACTGAGCAGGAGGAGCTGCTTTAGGAACAGTACTTCTTCCTACCTGTCTTGCTGGTTCAATTCCGTAGCTAGTAGTCATTTAATCCTCTGCAGGGTCTGGTAAAAAGTCTCTATACTCACTAATCGCATCAAAAGCTGCACCCGTTACTGCTGTAGCTAATGATAATCCACTTGGACCAGGATCAGGAGTAGGTTGGTAACCATCTATAGGTATAGGAGCTAACGGTTTAACAGGATCACTTATAGGTCTTGGGTTATATAACTGAATACTACTTACTTCATTTTCTCTTGCAGCGTTGAAAGCCTCACCAGCTCTCATTTTATCTACAAGTCTAAACTCTTTAGTTATTTGACGATTACTTAAATTTAATAACCATCTTTGATCTTGTACTTGTTGTAAAGCTTGAACATTTCTACCAACTCGACCTGCTGCAGCTCCACTCTTCTTAGCTGCATTTGTATCTAATTGTGATCTTATATTACGCATTTGTATTTCATCTCTTGCTTCCTTTTCATAGAACTGGGCATCAAGATCTGACATTTTCCTAGCAAAATCTTTAGTAGCTCTAGTACTTACTTCACCTTTATATGTAGCTCTTTGCTTCTTTAATTCTTGTTCATACTTTTTCTGTTGTTCAACATATTGCTGTGATCTATACCACGATCTCATTTGATCTCCATAAGCCCTGTAATTCTGTTTATTTTGATTTTTAAACTGCGCCCAGTACTGTAATTCAGCATGAGCATTACGTATTTGAGCGTTTGACTTTGCTATGGAATGTGAAAAGAAAGCACTAGCAATAGTTGAAGCTCCTTTAGCTAAAGCCATAGTTGCTCCAAAGCTATCTATACCAGTAGTAGCTCCTTGAGCTGCAGTATCAGCAGCAGGTGTGACTCCTTTAACCATTTAACCGTACTTCCTCGCTACATCGTAGTAGAGACCAGTCCATTCTAAAGCAACGAACTTAGCCTGATCCATACTATCGTTTACTACTTCTATCGTAACTTGATCGTTCTTACTTTGGATATATGATCTGAATTTTGCCTCATCAAAGTCAGACACTTGTCCTACAACGATATTAGCGTTTAATGGATCTCTACGATCAAATTCATACGTATTCTTAGTTCTAAATTTAGGTGTTACATCTACTGTGAAATATCTTGCATCATTGTAGTAAACATCCATGTATCGTAGCTGAAGGCGACCAGTACGACTACCGATAAAAGTGTTATCAGTCGCAGTTTTGCTATAGGGCATGAGCTGAGGCGGTTCAAATTTAAACGTAAATTTTTCACCAAAGATCCAAGAGCTGCTAGAAAAATCTCCCAAACTGTCACAAACAAAACTATTAACACCAGCAGGGACAGTCGCAGCCACGACCCAACGTTTTTCAGCTTCGTTAGCATCATTCTTATCCTTCTTGATGATTACGAATTGGCTTTCGTTTACTGTGTAGTATGGCAGCGTGACTGTAGTTTTATTCGTTAAGTTGCTATAAGCAAATGAAGCTGTACCTAAGTCAGTAGTAATGGTACTAGCTAGTTGTCTATCTAATAAGAATAAGTCTTTACTTTCTTGTGGTGGTCTAGATGCGTTAAGAGCTTCTAGGTAGTATCTTGTCTGACTATTCTCTGTGTACTTAGCTACTGAGAATAGAGTACCTTCAATAAAGTCACACCAATATAAACTCTTATTAGGGAAGGTCCACTTAGACCAAGCATTCTGTCTATTAGTTAAAGAGCCTCCAGATGCTTCCCAAAAGAATTGGTAAATGTATAAGGCATCAGGATCATCACTACTTAACCCTATTAAGTATTGGTCTGTCCTGCTAACAGCTAAGGAGTCTATATTCTTCGGTATGTACTTAGGAACAGTCTCTGTAATAACAGCAGTCTGACCAAGGTTAATACCAACAGTACGGTCAGTTGTTATAAACGTATGCAGTCCAGTAAAGTCTCCTTCTTTAACAGGGAATATGACCTGTGGACCCACTTGTTGAGGCTTGACATTAGATTCCATAGTAATGGAACTAATACGGCCCACAGAGGCGGTCTCAGGGCTGAATGTGACGTTATCTCCTGAATATAGTCTGAACTGGTTTTCATTAGAAAATAGAACTAATTCATCCTGCTGCTGTAAAGCATAGTTAAGTACAGCAACGTCATTACTTACTGCTGTTAAATCAATAGGGTCTGTATCTACAATCTGTATTGCTGATTGTTGCCAGAAATTATAATAATCACCAGCTTCACTAAGGATTATATTCTCCCCACTTATGAAGCCTAAGCGGTTTTTAAAGAAGACTATATCGTTAATAGGTTCATTAACAAATGACGGTCCAGGCATCTCATCTGCATCACCAGCTAGCCTTACTACCCAACCAGGGATTTTAACTGTAGTGTTACTATCTGTGTAATTAGTACCACTAAAAGGTTGAACGGTAAATCTAGTTAAGCCGTTATCGTTTCTGTAATAGATAAACGAATGAGGCATTGCATTATCATCAAACTTACCTTCTGTACCCCATCCCCCTTTTTCTTCCCAAGTACCTCTACCATAAGTACCTGCTACAGTTGTATTTTCAGCGTTGAATTGTAAATAATAAGAACTATTATCTGCAGCCCCGTCTGGAGCAACAATGATTTGATAACCTTCCCAAGAAGTACTAGGAAGTTCGATGATATTTGTAACCTGACTAGAGAAACCACTCATCAACGTATTACCTCTAGCATCAGAAGCTATAAAGCTTTTTATTGATCTAGAAGCACTTGTTAGGTTTATTAATAACTGTGAGTCTTGAATAGTAACAGTTATATTACTAGCGTTTCCATGAGCTAATAAGCTGGTCCTTAACGCTGCTGCAATGGTAGCCGTACTAATAGCTCCTGCTGCTAAAGCTCCTGTGGTATGAGTACCTGTAATAGCTGTACCATCATCAAGTTCAATTGCTACGTCATATTTAGTTTCGTAGTCAACCAGCTTTACCCATAACTGAGCCTTAATGGGTACATAAGCACTACTGATTAAACCTATGTTATATCTCGTTAAAGTCTCAGTACTGTCGTATATAGTTTTCTTTTGGATATTAGTTACAAATACAAAGTCTTGGAAAGAAGTAGCTCTAAATCTATCTCTAGCTCTACCTGAACCTCTAAAATATTCAAGGTTAGTAGTAGTAATACCAGCAAAGGCTTGTTCTACTGGTACAACATTTGGAAGGATACCACTTATAGGTTCTAAGTTTGATAAGCCTGTTACATAGCAACGACTAGCTTCTGCAGTCATTGTGATGCTTGAACCTGTAGCTGTAGCATTCTTATCTATAGTTACTTTATTACTACCTATTTCAACAATCTTTGATCCTGCAGGTATGTTGGTACCGCTTACCACAGCTCCTACAAATAGATCAGTTGTACCACCTGAAGTTATAGTTATAACTGAAGAATTATTAGCTGTACTTACAGTCTTGGTTACTGTATAACTATCATCAACTATTACTAAAACAAATCTTTCATCAGTACTTCTGTTATACACAAAGTACCAAGCTTCATCCCACTTAACAGTACCTGTTGGTGCATTACCACCATGATTAGTAGTTAAGTTATCTATACGCTTTACAGGTACATTACCTAAACGTTTCTTTAACCCCTCTACTAAATCACAGTTAGCATTTTCTAGAGTCTTAGCAAAGCCAGGTAATACAAAACTATTTGCCTGTTGATTGACTCCTTTATTGAGAGGTCCAATAACTTGACTATAAAGTTCTCTAGACATTAGCGGTTTAGAACATCAGGACTAAATACGGTTTGAACACGACCTCCATACATATCATCAGGTCCACTAATGAAGTTATGATTTTGAGCCATATCCTCTGTACGCTTTAATATTTGCAGAGCTTTCTCTTCATCATCTGCTGTATAACTTTCTATACTACTTGATGTTACAACTCTATTTGCATATATTCGACCTGATCTAATCATTATGTATCTTTTTCCTGTTTCAGGTATATCATCCCAGGCTAATTCTTCTACAATTTGAGCTACTAAATCAGTCGTAGATCCAGTTAAAGCTACACCTAAACTTCCTCTTAAATCATAAGAATTTTTAATACGATCAAAAAGTTTAATACCTCTTAAGACAAAACGTTGAGAAGGGTATGAGATGGGATTAAAACGTACAGCAAGAGTATTGCTAGGAAGAGTAGAATGTCCATTGGTATCTAAAGGGATTGCATCATAAACCATAGTATTCCAAGACCAACCTTCGCCTTGGATCTCTGTACTTATTTCGTCTAACACTCTTTCTGCTAAAGCTGCATCACCAGTTAAAGGAGGCGTTAATGAGTTTAACGGTGCTTCCCCTATAACGGATAGAAGAGTATTTACTGCTTGTAGTTTTGTAGTTGCCATTTTTTAAGTATTAACTATAGGAGGTTTTTGCTTTTTATACTTTTTTGGTGGACCCTTTGGACCCCAATCTGTTTCCCAATAATAACCACCTGCAGGATGCCTATTTTTATTCTTCTTTGGACCAAGAATAGTAAAAGTTAATTTACTTTGTCTTTCAGAACCTCTCATAAACAAAAAGGGGAAACATTACGCCTCCCCTTATTGTATTAGGTTTTAGTTGGTATTTACCAAGGATTACCATCATGAAGGAGTGAAACCGCACAATCAGGACGGAGGATTCCGTGTCCAACTGCGTAGCTTGCAACCATCATTGTTGATTGGGTCATTGCCTTATACTCAGCTCCAGTCATCTGCATATTCAGATCCTTAAGAGCTACTGTTCCAACTGCTTCTTTTGTGAAGCATAGGCCAAAGAGGTTACCAACACTAGAAGCGTTGCCTTGCTCATCTTGGTAGTAGTCGTTAGTACCTGCTGCTGCAGATCCGTCAGAACCATCCTTACCATTGATATAGTTAGGACGCTCTCCTCTGGTTGTAGCTGATTGGTTACCTATACCTGAGTAGGTATTTGTATAAGAAGCAGAACCAAGGTTGTTAGAAGTCTTAACTGTAAATCCAGCAACACTTAGAACTCTGTTATTAGAGAATGTTCCGTTAGAACCTCCACCACCGTTGAAGTCGGTGTTAATTGCTCTGTCAGAGTTGATAACGTCATAGTAAGCACCAGGGCTTAGTACAACCATTCTTCCGTCTTTAGGAGCATCCTTCTCATCAAGTGCCTGACAAGCTTTGTAAAGGTTCTCTACGATTAGATCTCCTCTAGCGTTTCTGTCAGCAGCACCGTTAAGGTTGATACCTGTGTATGAAGTACCACCAGGAAGCTTCTCTAGAACGAATAGTTTCTCACCAACATCAAACGCAGCCTTGGTACCAGTACCGATAGCTCCGATTGGGTTGATAACGATAACAGATGGGTTAGCGTTAGTAGCGGTTGTTGTTATAACACCGTAAGCACCACTATCTGCTCCATACATAACTTCACCAGCCGCAAACTTGGCTTGTGAGCCAGCAGTCATTTGAGCTGACATTGTGATGTTGTTACCTGAGATAGAAGCAATTGTCACATCACCACCAGAGGCAGTAGCGTAACTCTTGTTATCCCAGTCATCTACACGTCCATCGGACTCAGAAGCTGTTAGTAATGTACGTACTAGACGCTCATCATAGGCTCTTGATAAAGCCCTTCCTAATTCTTTTGAGTATATAGACCTAACGTCCCAATGGAGTTTGGCTTCATCTAAATCATAAATTGAAGCATCGGCTATAAGGAGGTCGTCAATGGTTATAATTTTTTCACCAATTTGACCTTTGTTTCCTTGGCCTGTTATCCAGTCACCAGGACGGTGGTAGCGACTCGAAAAACGACCCGTGATTGGGAAGCTTGCGCTCTTGCCTGAACTAATGGTTCTCTTTTGAGTGAGATCCTTGAAAATTGTTTCTCTATTGAAAACAGTTAGGACTTCCCCTGAGAAGATCTTGAGGAAATTGGCATTCTCTTTTTCGTAGTTACCCGAAGCAGAGTTAGCGTTATATTGAACGCCATTGATACCACCTAACCTAGAGATGCTCGAAAAATCTGGCATCGAATTAAAAGATTAAATGTAAAAACGCTCAGTACACCACTGCTGTTATCTCCTCAGAGGCAACAATTAATACATAAGCTACTTTAATAATAGCCTATCTAGGTGTTAATACATTACTACGACTTACTTTTTCTTCTACATCTCTGGTATATGCAGTGTCATGCAGGTAGCGTGGATCGTTCATAGCCGCTTCAACTTCCTGTACTGACCTATAAACATCTGTTGAATTACTAGAAAGTCTACCGCTTATAAGTTCTGGCTCCTGTCCTTGTGATTGCTGCATAGCAAAGTACATGGACTGTAAGGCATTCCTAGCTCTAGTAAAATCACCGCTATTAACCTCTTGGTTATAAGCTTTAATTTCATCTTGATCTAAGTTGTCTTTAGCCCAATCAGCCATAACATCTAAACCTTCTTCACCACCAATAGTTTCTATAATTTGACTCTCTTCAGCTTCACTAAGTGGTACTTGTTCTACACCACCTATAATGTCACCTGCTTCGACATCCTGATCTTCTGATTCATACTGCGTATCTTGCGGTACTTCCTCAACCTGATCTTGGTTGCCAAGTTTCTTTTCAAGTTCTTGGTAAGCCTGTAAAAGATCATCGGCAGATTTAAACTTACCGCCAATAAGTTCTTCCGAACCCTCTTCTTGTGGTTCTCTACCTTCAAGAATGGCTTGATCTGCTTCATTAAATGGTTGAGTCTCTTCAGGGAAGGCTCCCCCTGCTGTGTTAATTTCAGGCATTTTTAACCAATACGAACTGATAAGTCAGCATAGATGCTAACCTTTTTTTTGGCTTTAATAGCATTTACGTAAAGTTCATAAGTTTGAGGCTTCTCTTCTTTTAATCTTTCAATGAGAAGTTCAAGCTTACTTTTAGGGGCCACCTTTTCTACTACTGGCTCCTCTTTAGTTACCACCACCTTCGGTTGGGGCGACTTCTTGCTCGGTCCTGATTGAGTCATTTTCGGCTTTTAATAATGCGGCTTGTTTTGCAGGATCATTGCTTGGATCTTGCAACGCCTGTTGTTCCTGCATCATCATAGCTTGTTGTTGCTCTTCAGCCATCAAATCTTCTTCAGATTTAATTAGCTTGTAAATATCAAGACCATCTGAGGCGGCTAATCTGGTTATCATTTCACGACTATTTACAAACTTAGCCATTTGATCTGGACCTATAGTTTGAGCCAAGGTAGTTATAAATTCAATTAACTTAGCTTTATCATTACCTCTACCTAAAGCATCAAGACCAGTTGTAATACGAGGTCTAACAACATTCTTAGGAAGTTTAGGTAGACTCCCACTCTTCTCCATAAGAGCCATCTTCCTATTAACTAAAGGTAGTTGTAGTTCTACAGAAAGTATGGAATATACTCCCCCTAATCCTGATTCCAACTCCTGTGCGACCATTCGTATCTCTTCCGCAGTAACACGGTCCCTACCTGCAGCTCCAGCTTGAATAGCACTATTAAGTAGGAAAGCAAAACTAAGTCTCTGTTCAATCCTTGCAATCGTATTTAAGGCAACCGTAAGGTCCGCTTGCTTCTGCATTTGCAGGGGAGCTACGTCATTAGGATTACCAGCCACAATGCTACCATTAGCGGCTCTAGCCAGTGAATCTGGTCGTGTAGTTCCATTTGGGTTACATAAGAATATAATCTTAGCTGCAGCCGCACTACCCTCAACGATTGCTTTTGAGAGATACTCTAAAGATTTAAGGTCACCTAGCAGCTCTTCACAGAATGAACGTCCATAAGCTTCATGAGCTACACGGTAGAGCCTCAATGGAATCCAAGGTGCCTTTTCTATAGGTACTGAACCATCTTTACCTACTTTCTTTCCGTAAGCCTCTTGGTACCACTTACATCTATCTTTGTCATAGTCCCACGTTATGTAGGTATAAAGGAAAACAGATCTATCTAAAAGACCACCCTCTGCATTCTTAGGTGCTGTACCTTCTGGTAATACTTCAGGGTTTACTTCTTCTCTAACTACTACTTCAAGAATATTTCCTTCTGGATCTCTATTTAGACAGAAAGATTTTAATGGATAAACCCTAGTACCTTTCTCTGTAACATAGAGTAAAGCGTTGCCACCTATAATTAAATGCTTTAAAGCTTCAAATAATGCAGTACGATCTCCAGACTCTTCAATGTTACGCATCACTGCACGTTCCATTAAAGAAAGCTTCTGTTCAAACTCCGATTGTAAATCTTTAAAGTTATCTAATTCTTGTTGTAGTTTTATATCATCTACAGATAATCTAAAAAATGCTTGGTTTGGAGGTAGAAGAGCAATTAATAGTTTAGCTGCTAAGTTATTAACACCTCTGGCCCCCAAGCCTTGATATGTAGTTGTTATTTTGTTATAGAAATTCTTACCAGTACTTCTATCGTTATCAGTGATAAGTGTAGGTAAAGTATATTTACTACACTCAATTGCACGATCTAAATATATAGTTTTTTCAGGTTCTAAAAATAGATACCTAGATTCAGCTTTGCCTTTAGACATTAGTTCCTAGCCCTGTAGAAGAATCCCCTGGAGAACCAGAAGCACCGCCTCCTAATCCAGAGTCTATTGTAAGTTTAGTTCGCATACTCTCTGGCGTACCTCTTTTAGCAGTGCGTTTAGCTTTACTTACAACACTTCCTGGTCTCTGTCTAGCAATAGCTGATTGTAGCTGTTGCTGGTGGATCATTAAATTAGACTGAGCTGCTTGCTGTGCCTGAGCTGCTTGTGCTTGTTGTGTAGCTGAATCTGCAGCATCTATTGAAGCTTGAGTTTGTGCCTTACTTTGTTCTATCTGCAAGTTAAATTGTTCAGATCTAGCTGCAGCGTCAGCTTGCATTTGAGCTAACTCTTTTTCAGCAGCATCCTTAGCTTGAGCTGTTCTATCTCTAGCATCTTGAGCTTGCTGTCTAATTGAGTCAGCAGTCTTACTGCCTTGATAAAGGCCAGCTCCTAAAATAGCAAGGGCGGTCCAAGGTATTGGCATTTATGTACCTCAGTTGTACTTAGTTTCTTCTTGTAGTCTAAACTGTTCTTTCAAATGACGTACAACCGCCACCTGTCCAGCAGTAAACCAAATAAGTTTCTCTTCCATACTAATATCTGGAGCCTGATCTGGATAGACTTCTTCCAAGTATTTGATTATATCCTCAGTTAAGGTAGGTATCATTCTATCCAATTAATAGTTTACCTGCCTTATCTTTTGGTCCTTTTGTCTTACCTTTAGCAGAACCAGTTTTACCTGTACCACCTAAACCACTTACAGATTTAACAGTAGTACCAGCAATGCCTGGCTGACCTGCTGATTTAGTTTTTACTAATTTAGCTTTAGCTGCGGCTGCGGCTGCATCTCTTAATTTCTGTTGTTGTATTTTAGAAATAGTAGCTTCTCTTTGTTTAGTAGCGTAAGCAATTTTAGCTTTACCTTCCTTTTGTGCTTTTGTTTGAGATGCTTGTGCAGACTCTGCATCTGCTTGAGCTTTAGTTACTTTAGCTTCACCTTCTTCTTTTTGAAGTTTATAAGCTGATTGTCTATCTGCTATATTTTTGTTTATCTCTTCAGCAGTTTTGTTATATTCATCTGTAGCTTTTTTCCTTTCTTCTTCAGCTTCTTTAGTAGCTTTCTTAGCTTCGTTTTCTGCAGCAGTAATACCAGTTACGTCTTTAGCTCCAGCTATAGCTTTATTAGCTACGTACTGAACAGGTTGTTTAACTACGTTAACAGTCTTATCTACTGCTTTTGATACTGCCTTACCAGCACCCGTTACTGCTTTTGATACAGTTTTAACAGCTCTCTTAAAGAACCTACCAATCCTCCATTCAAAGAATTGTTTGAATAGTTCCTCCTCTTCCTTCTTATCCTCTATAACAGGATCTACTTCTGCATAGGCATAAGCAAAATCATAAGGATTAAAAAGTCTGTCAAACCAATTTTTGTTAGGCATAGCTAGGTAAATCTGAATTGCTGGTCTCAAAGAACGCTGGCATTCTAGCTCTTTGTGTATCTTTTAAACCCTCTGCCTTACCAGCATACATCAGATTATCACTCTGATCTAGCCAAAACTGTTTATTCAGATAGCGTTCTTCTGAATTTTTCAAGGGTTCAAATATCCAGTTAATTGTGGCCTTCCTAAGTTTATCCAAAGATTGACTAGGAGATAAGCCCAACTCGTCACATACAAGGCTATTAGCGGCCACGTGTATTTGTTCGTCTCTGGAAATATCAGCCGATACCGTTCGGAGACCAGAATCGCCATTAAACCTAAAGAAAGGCAGAATAACAAAGAAGATTGCACGTTCAGCTACCAGTGCTTTAAGGATAGTGTGATCGGGGTGAGCCATCCAAGCATCACGTAAGCGGATTGCTTCGGCCTCAGCTTTTTCATCAACACCATGAGCCTGAGTGACAAAATGAAGAGCAAGGTCATGTCTTTCTTCGTCCTTTACGTTCGATTGTAGAAGTTCTCTAGATAAGTCAGGAATCTCTTTGAGAGCTTCTGATATGAAATTGCCAACTGGTAATTCCATGTGCCGTATTGCAAGAGCACGGTAGATGGCTTCTTCTGCTCCATGACGTAGTTCTCCTTTAGTAGTTTGAACAGGTGTCCAAGTACGCTTCCTTTCTAGAAGCTTTTGATATGGATGCTTTCTCATTCTGCACAATCGCAAGTGGGTTCTGGCTTATCAGCTAATATTTCATTCAGATACTCGTCAACATCTACTTCACTAAGGGCAGCGTAAGCGTCTGTTTTATCTTGTGTATCTGGCATTACCTGTAAAGAATAATATAGACTCTTTAGCGGAGAATTTAACCATCTTGACATAAATTGCCTATCAAAAGTAGTCATATCACTCCACCAATTCATAGAGATTGCGTGTCCTAGTCTGGTTTTATCCATCATGACTTGCCACTCTGCATTTAGTTCAAAAAATGTATCCCAACCTACTTCCTGTGATGTTTCACAGTTCGGATGGAACTTATAATTATGTACCCCAAGAGTAGAACTATCACGGTCTACCTCCCTACTAATTGGAGGAGCAATTTCTGGTGAGGTGGTGTGACCTTCTCTATCCACATAGCGATACGCACAGGAGGCTGTAGGAGCTACTGTAAATGCTCTCGACATATCATAAGACCTAGCGACCTCTGCAGCCTTCAGGAAGCCGATACCAATAGCACCTACAATTGCATCAGCAGTTGATTCATAACGCTTAACTCCTAAGTTCCAACGTCTTAATGAATCAACAAACTCAGCATAAGTAACACCTTCAATAGCTAATAGGTTTGATAAACCTAATACACCAAGACCTACTTGGTTATCTCTTTTCTCATAAATAGATGATTCATCAACACCTGTTTTCTTATGAAGTTCACATAAGAATTTCATACCATCTGCAAAGGCATCAACAATTTCATTGATCTTAGTCATCCCCAAATTTACGTGAGAAAGTAAACAGGTATCTCTACTCTTAAGTAATATTTCTTGACATACATTATGGTAAATTCTTTCACCATCTGAATCATATTGCTTCTTAACAATCCATATATCTCCTTTCCTAGCACCCTCCATTATTGCGTGTAGAACATTAGGCTTATTGATTACGTCTTCATCAACATTAACGCAACGTTTAACCCAAGGTATTCGACTCCGATCATAATTAATAAACTCAATAATATCAGGATGGTCGTAATCACAATGATTAACAATCGCACCATTTCTGTAGGTACCACCTCTTCTAAGGACTTCGTTGAACTTGCTATAGATCTCCATGAATCCGCATGGACCTGATGCGACCATTCCATGTTCATTCTTTGTACCTTTTGCTCTTAACTTTGAAAGGTGGATACTAACTCCAGCACCATACCTTAATGCTTTACTAGCAAATAAGAACGACCCTTCCAATCCGTCTTTATGCTCATCCATTGTGTCCTCACACACGAAAACCGTGCATGACACTGGATAGCGTCTTGTAGGGTTCTCAAGCCAACTCTCTACCCTACCAGTCATGGCTATTGAAGGGTTAAGTGGAGCTTCTTTAAGTTTCATAGGTCTGAAAATGATGGAGGTTGATAATTTTTACCCTTTTGAACCTTACCGTCTACGTATTCAAAAGGTATTTTTGTCTGGTTAGAAGCGTACACTCTTCCAAATGCTTCATCAGCATCTATGCCTAGAAGGTGTAATAAACCATAGCTTACCCAGATAAGATCTACGGATTCTTTGATGATTTCGTCTCTCCTACCGTTAGCGTAGGCTTGGACTAATTCGTTGTACTCTTCATCAATAAAACTGCATTGAAGATCCACCACGTCAGGGGCATGATGAGTAGATGAATCAAGGCCATTTAATTGACCTGCTTCACTCATCCAGTGCTTGACTTTTTGGGCGTTGGTGCTCTTCATCATCTGAGTTTTCGATAAGGGAATTATATAAAGATAAGTCATGCGGCTTCATTTTTCTCTCTTCTCTCTGGATTAGACGATCAAGATACCATTTAGCTTTCTTAAGATCCTCTAGTCCATTCTTATTTTCGTAACGAGTAACATATTTTATTACGTTACCCTCAAGAAAATCGAAGGCATGGCTATCTATGTAGTCGATACATTCAACTACTCCGTCTTCTCCGTATCCGTAGTAGCTAGGGTTAGTGGTGTCCATAGTTGAACTTCATCAAAGGTGTACTCCGTATTACGAAGAATACGAGCAAGCCTAGCTTGGTTCAGGGCTTGCACCTTACTTAAACCTTTCTTCTTATACTGTTCAACTACCACTCTCCATGCGGAGGCTTCTGTGAATCCTTCCAAGGGTATGAGCTTTTCTGCCGTTTTCGGCCCAATAGAAGGGCAGCCACTATAACCGTCAACGGTATCCCCGATAAGACACTGACGGTAAAAAAAGGCATCGGCTTCTGTTTGTGTGATTTCGTAGAGGTTTCCCTCGTTATCTAGGTGAGTACCTGCAATCTGTTTAAGATCCTTATCCCCTGACCAAATAACTGTGTTTTTATAAGTACCTCTAGTACCCAGAATACCAAGAACATCATCTGCTTCAAGATTTTTCCAACACTCAGATGGGTGATTACTTTCTGCCCATTTTCTAGCTTCTCTAAATCCTACAGGTTTTACTCGATGATTTGTAGCTCTTCTATTTGCTTTGTAAGTTTCATCTACAGTTTTACGAAAGTTTTTACCATCAGTCCAACAAAGAATATATTCATCAGCATTAGCTTGCTGTCGTTTAATGTTTAATAAAGCTTCAAATTCAAAACGTACAGCAGCTAAAGGTAAGTGAGTAGTAATTATATCTGGCTGCCATTCAATCTCTACTTCTGAATTTAATACGGTCTTATATAGAAGCATATCTGCATCTATTAAGAGCGTATTAGATGTCGCAGATCCCATTAATATCTTTCTCAGGTTCTTGAATATTATCTGCTTTCTTTAAATACTCAACTGCTTTTGTGACACCTTCTAAATTGTCACCTAGTTTTCCGATACCTACATTACAGTCCCAACAAATCCATCCTCTATGTTCTTTAGTGCCGTGATCATGGTCCCATTGAAGGTTTCTAGTACTATCACCACAACATTCACATGGAGTTCCTGGGTCTGGAGTTACTTGATGCTTACGGATTCTGTGATAAAGATTTAGGTTATAACGATAACACTTTATACATTCAGACCTAGAACCAATAGCACCTTGTCTGTAGAAATCATCTAAAGATTTTTCTTGCTTACAAGTTTTACAAACCTTAGTGGCATTCGGCCCAGTTGTTTCCAATTTTATATTCCGACTCAACTGCAATTCGCATTCTAAGCTGTTCTCCTGCTTTTTTTGATGCTTCAGTAGCGATGAGTGCGAGCTGTTCTGAAAATTCAGCTCTAACTGCAAATTGGATTTCGTCATGTATGTGAGCTAAAAAAGTCCAATCAGTTCCATATACAAGACCTGACTTAGTTATATCTTCATAGCAGATGTTATACCACACCTTAGATATTATTGCTCCACAAGACTGAAGAAGAAAATTCAAAGAACTATGTGGTGACCTGACTTTTATAGGTCTTCCATCTATAGCATTTAATACTCCTACGTTCTCTGCCTTAGCTGTTACTCTCTTAGTTAATTCTGCTAACGCTGGCATATTTTTATAGTAAGTCTTCTTCAATTTCTTCCCATCCATACCAGTGATCTTAGAAAGTTTCTCTCCACCCACACCATAAATTAGGGCATAGAAAAATGTTTTAGCTAAGTCACGGTTTGGCAAACCTGCAGCCTCTTGATTAGCAGTGTGTATGTCGCCCTCTAAAACCTCAAGACCAAACTTTCCTTCATCAAAGGGCCACAAGTAATGTGCCAAACATCTAGCCTCAATTCCCGAAAGGTCCACGCCAACCTGTTTGGTGGCAGATTCAATCGTGTTCTTATTTACTGTCCCAGTGGGACTGGACAAAACGTTAGGTCCAAACAGTAACCGACACTGTTCCCCAAGTACTGACCTAACTGCTGGTACCTGAGCAGTGTTGGGATTGACGTGTGACGCTCTCTGAGTAGCACATCCGACTGTAATAACACTGCCGTGGATACAGCCATCAGGCTGGACCAGACGCAGCCAAGCATTGTTTCCAGTGCTTAGCTGGCCTAATCGTTTTTGAAGCGTTAAAGACTCAACAAAGTCTTCTGCTCCAGAAATCTCCTTAAGAACTGTCTCATCGATCTTTGGTTTCCCTGAATCGGTAAGTACTTCTGCACACCACTGCAAATGATTCTTAAGTACCCAAGCTATATGATCCCTTGAATTGGGATTCAAAGGAGTCAAGCGGCACATAGTTGCATTAGCTACATACCCTCTTGATTTGTCATTACGCTTAGGAGTAAAGATTCCTCCGTCAACGAAAGGGAACCGTTGTCTCAATCTTTCGTCAAGAATATTCAGTTTTTCAACAATCTTAGCTTCAAGCTCTAATGCACCCTTCTCATCAAACTTGAAACCAGATTGCTCCTGTTTAGAGATAAGAGTGGCAAACTCCATCTCAAGGTTGACTGCTAAGGGAAACAGTTCAACCTTCGGCTGCAGCCTGTCCCATAACTTAGCAGTTACGTCAACATCACAGACACACCTCTCTGCTAAATCATCAGATAACCTACTGAAATCTTCTAAATCTGCATGTTTCTTCTGAAGACCTAAGCGGTATCCATAAGCTTCAAGCTTGTGTCTTCCATAAAGTTGTATAGGCATCCCCTCCCATTTCTTTCTGTAATCAATATCCAAAATGTCTGAATAGAACATCCTTGAAAGGATAAGAGTATCTAATAACTTTCCCTTTGGTTTAAATTCTGGATAAAGATGTTTTATACAAACCAAATCATATTGAATAATATTGTGACCTATTAATACATCTGCCTTTTCTAAAATCGGTATCCACTCCTTCGGGTGGGTGTATAGCACAGTACCTTCACCATTGTTAATGGCACAGCACCAGATGTTAGTCACATCATTTTTCCTTAAAGCGTTTGTTTCTATATCGAATATTGCTATCGATGTGGAGCTTGAGTTTGTTTTTGCGACAGTATTTGATAAGTTTTTCGAGGGTTGCGTAGTTGAAAGAGTAGACGAAGTCATTGACTTTAAAAAAGGATTGAAGGGAGCGTTTAGATTCCTCAGTCGCTGCTAACGCTGAGAGTTTTACGTCATTTATTCTTGTAATAAATACGTCAAAAGTCGGGTGTAGCATAACCATTTGAGTGTTCCTCTGGTACTTCCAGCATTCTGCCTGTGGCCTCATCGTACTTGACTTGGCCGCATACCCCTAGCCAACCACTGAATCTGTTTTTTAACACCCTGACTTTACATCCACTATCGGCTACTTGTTGGTCTCTCTCTAAAGAAAGGACAATATCACTAAGACAAGCAATACTTGAACTACCTCTAAGGCTACTAATCCTAGTCTGTTCTCCATCCTCATATCCCTTATTACCTTGTGGTCTTCTTAAATGACTGACCAATATCATCCCACAACCAGTCTCTTCTACAAAAGATCTAAGCTGAGTTACTGTGTAGTCAATCGCTCTGCGTTCGTCACTGCTTTGTTCCAGACCTGAGACGAGTATCGATAGGTGATCGAAAATAACCCAATCACAATTGAGGCTGATAACGCAGTGCCTAATACGATTAAGTAACACGGTAGGATCAATAGAGCCAAAAGAGTCGTACAAGTAGACTCTATTGTTCCCAAGGGTTTGGTCGAACGCTGTTGAGATTTCTTCATCGGTAAGTTCTCCTTTATCAATGTGGATAGGACGGTTGAGGTGGATGCCAACGAAACGTCTAGCAGTCCTTAAGTTATTCTCTTCTAAATTAATAGAAGCAATTGTTTGATTCTGTTTTACGGCAAGACTATAAGCAATTTCATTTACAAAAGTTGACTTGCCTGTGCCAGTTGCCCCAGTGATAGTACAAAGCTCCCCCTTACGTAGCCCCAGAAGCCTCTTGTCTAGGCACTCATAGCCATAACTAACACTGTCTACCTTTGGGTCTTCAAGGATTGCTTCCTTTAGTTTATTAGCATTAACAATACCATCAGGTTCATACTCCTTAGCATTGAACACCATGTCTGTAATAGCTCTAGTATCTCTAGCTTGTAAAGCCTCACTAGCATCCTTATAACCCTCTATAAAGCCTATCTTTCCCTTTCTGGGGGGTAAGAGTTGAATGTCTCTAGCTGCTGCCTTCTGTCCTACCTCATCATTGTCATAACAGAGTATGACTGTCTCAAAGGTTAGTAACCAAGTCAGTTGTTCCTTAATAGTTTTCTGTCCAGACTCAGCACCATTAGGTAGAGAAACACAGGGCCATCCATCTCTTGTTTGCATATAAGATAGACAATCCTTCTCCCCTTCAAAAACTACTAAGAGTTTACTGTTACCTCCCCATAGTTCCTGACCTAAGAATCTATTATCTATATTCTTACCAATCTGTAAAAACACTTTGTTAGCTTTCCTTACCTTATAACCAGAAAGAACTCTGTCCTTACTGTAGATAGGCCAGAAGTAAGCATCTTCACCCCCATGCTTTCCTTTTATATAACCTGCTTTCTTACAAGTAGCAGCTTTAAGGTTACGTCTAGGGATGTCTACATATTCACCTATAACAGGTTGAATATCTAATGGATTTGTCGAGGTCATTGGAAAAGGGTTAGTAATGTTTGAATAAACTTGATAATTACAATTAGGAGTAAAACACTTTTGGCTGCCGTCTTCCCAAACGGCTAAGTTATTCTTACTCCCACATTTAGGGCAAGGTAAATGATTTACACTCATAAATCACTCCATTGATCGCACATGGCTTGGGCTATACCATCGTAAGTTTTACTGCGTTTCTTCCAGCGATCCTTAGATGGTCCTAGTTTGTTCTGACCACTAGGTGTTTGATTCTCCCAATATCCACATTCAGGCTTGGGTAATATTTTTGTAGGGTTTAAATGGTTTAAGCCCCTGAGCCATAAGCAAGTTCGCTTAGATTCTGGATGACCAAATTCATACGGCTGGATTATTTGGCTTGGCTTACCAAGTTTTGTTTTAGTAGAAATAACACTGACAGGATTCTCAATACACATCTTTGGTATTGGTGCATCCCATAGAGCAGTGACAAAATCTAAAGCTCTTTGTTGCCTACCATCTGCAATCTTCTTAGCAAAATGAGCAGCACCTGAGACAGCTATATCCGTACAGGGTGGGTGTAAAATCGCCAAATCCCAGTCGTTATCTATGATGTCGAAGATGTTTCCTTGGTAATGTGGACCTTCTACTTCAGTAGGGAGTAGGTCACAACTCCAAGCATCATGTCCTGCTGCAATGAACTTGTTTCTGATAACGCCAGAATGTTCGCAGCCAATTAAAACTCTCATTAAAAAACCTCCAAGGTGGGGATTGATCCTTGGAGGCTTGGTAACCCTTTCACTTACCAACTGAACTATAGCGTAGTCCAGCGTCTAGGCAAGCTTGGTCCCTTGCACCAAGGAATATTATGTTTGTCACACCACATTGCATAGGTCATCTTTGCAGTGCGACTCAGTTTTTGATGTGGGTTCTGAAAACACATACGAATGTCAATATCAGGATGTTGTTCTTTAAAGATCTTCATTAGTCTCCGATCATCGCTGTCAAACATCCCCTTAATTTCAACCAGAGTGCCATTCGCTAGCATTATGTCTGGTGTGTAGCGTCTTGGGATTACTACGTCATACTTATGTTTTTCGTATTCGTAGTGAATCCCATCTGCTGTAAGCTGGTGAGCTACCTTTGATTCAAAGCCAGATCTGAAGCCATCTTTAGTACGCTTTCCATACTTGTGGAATCTTCTTGGCATTAGTATTTCGATTCAGGGCATATGAAGCATACCTAATAAATCAAAATTTAGAAATCAATGTCAACATCAGAAGTACTCACTGGCTCTACCTTTGGTTTAGCTTGAGTGAACCCTTTCTGTTTCTTAAACGCACTCTTAATATCAAAGTTCTCACCTCCACTGTCTTTACCACCAGTAGTTACAGCTTCTAATACCTGCATCCCTAATGGTGCAAACCTTACACCACCTTTAGATGCTTTAGGTGAGATGAACTTAGGCTTAAGCTCTACCTTTACTACTGAACCTTCTCTTAGTTGTAGATCATCAGCTAAAGGTACTAATGAACCATCTACTACTGGAAAAGGAAACTCCTCATACTTTGGTTTAGCTGTAATACGAACAGTAATTGAACCATCATCATTAGTAATCCAAGGGCCATCAAAGAAGGCTCTACCTGATCCTCCGTTGCTCTTATACCACTCACAAGCTTTGTCATAATGATCTTCTAATTCATTTAAAAGCTTATCTGCGTTCTTAGTGACTCTGACTTTCATTCGGTAGTCAGATGGTTGACCTTGATAAGTTGGTTCCTCTAAATGATGGGGAACAAAACCTTCAAGAGTTCCTGTGATTTGCATTTCGTGATAGTTGAAAGGACTACTGAAAGATAAACAGAAGAACCACCTAAAGGTAACTCTTACTGTGACACTTATTAAAGTGTCCACTTTAAACAGCCTTATACTGCCTTATAATTAAACTATAAATGTATTTATAACCGTACTCTTAAGCAATATTAGAAGTTTAAACAGTATATAATGAGTGGGTACTTATATAACAACTAATGAAGTTCGCAATAGCTCTAGCTGCCCTGCTAGGAGTAGGAACAGCTCCAGCCCTTGCTGGTACTTACGTCAACGTTGAGTCCAATGCATCTTACGTTGGGAATGATTATAAATCTAGAACTACGGACGTTCACATAGGATTTGAAGGAGGTGGTCCACTTGCTACTTATTACATCCAAGGCGGCCCTGCTTTAGTTAATGGCGATGCCGTTGATGGTTCAACAGAGTTCTCTGGTAAGACAGGGATCAGCATAGCTGCTACTGAAAGACTAGATGTCTATGGCGAAGTATCTCTACTAACTGCTGAAGATACAGACAACAGCTACGGTACTAAAATAGGAGGAAAGTTTAAGTTCTAACTTCAATGACAATCACAACCGAATACGGTAAACAAAACATCTTCGCAAACGAACCTGCTATTGAAGTTATGGACAATCACAACCACGAAGGAGATCCAATGCACATTGCAGAGGAACTCAATGGCCGCCTAGCTATGATGGGTTTCGTAGCTGCTCTAGGTGCCTATATAACAACTGGACAACTTATACCAAACATTTGGTAGAATAAATCTAATTGAGTGTTAGTCTTCGCTTCCGTTCATCCTTTGTGGACGCATGACACCTAATCATGGAACGGGGATTAGGTTTTAGGAGACTGACCATGAGTCCAGTTGAACTACAAGCTCGTATCAAAGAACGAGTAAAGGCTAAGAAACAAGTAAAACTTACATACAGAGGTTTAACTTACATAGTCAAACGCTAAGATCAGGGGAGCCAAACGGCTCCTCTTTTTATTTGGAGAAATGCAAGAGTTTATCACTCTAGATACCGAACATCTAACGGACACCCACAGCTACGCTAGAGAGCGTTACAAGGACGCTATAGGCGATAGGGATAAAGACTACTGGGAAGGCTATTTGGACGCTCTGGACTCCGTATATCAGGCTCAGAAGACGACCTAAAGGTTCTTACGGTGCTTCTCGTCTTGAGCATACTTCCATTGCTCTATTAATCTTGAGGTTGCCTCATTCCTTTTCTGTTCACCCCAGTCCTCTATCTCTGCTAACTTATTTAGTCTCTTTAAGTGGTCTAAAAGCCCATCAGCTTTAGTCATTGGTATCTTGACCTTCGTATAAGGACACAAAATCTCCATTAGGGTCTAAATAGAAACAGTTCGTATCTCTTATTTTGACATAATCTTCCTGCAAGAGTTCTATAAAAGCACCTACTAAGGCTTGACAGGTACTAGCCTCTAGTACTGACTTATGTAAGTCTGTCTGTGCCTCTACTACTCCCTCCATAAGCTCTGTATTATCTAAACCCCATAGGATCTCATGGTCCTCATCTGCATCTGCTTCTAGGTATTCAATAGCCTTATGTGACTTCCTTTCTAAAACTTTCATCCTTGCTAAAAGTAAGGGTAGGTAGTCTCTAGCCACTCTCTTAAGTGGTCCATAGAACTTATCTTTTGCTGTTGCTTTTGCCATAAGTGCCATTAAGCTTCACTCACTAACCAATTTAATACAGGATTGCCAGTCACGTGGTGTATTACTATCACGACCTCTTAAGGCGTGGACAATTTGAAAACTGGCACACCGAACTTAACAAACAGTTACATAACTGTCCACTTGTGACACTTAACAAACTGGCACATAGTAAACGATAACGATAATCATTTTCATTCTATAGATAATAAATAAGCCCCTAATGTTAGAGGCTTAATTAATATTTAATTAGTAGTAGATGCTGCTGCTATATATAAAACAATAGGCAACATAAAGAGTATAAAGTAGTACATACTTACTGAGTTATGTTTAAATATATTCTTCTATGTGTTACCCATGTAATCGCTTGAACTGTTGATATTGAATATTTAGAATCTAAATCTAGATTTATTAATTTGGTTGCTATCTTATAATCTTGTTTAATTGTGTGCCTTAGTTTCTTACCAATAGCAGGAACATCCTTAAGCGATTGATAAACACCTAACCAGATATTGTAGGCATGACCATCAATACAAACATCCTCCCTCCCTAATATTGAGTGAGTAAATTCTATAACCTTTGGGCCTTTTAGAATCTCTAAGACTGGCTTAAGTTTTAAATCATTATCATCTAATTCTAAGATCTTTAAAGCTTTACTCTTATTAAGTGGATAAGTACAAACCGAAGTTTCTAATACGTCCTGAGCCTCACCATATTTAAAGACTTTTATTAAACTCTCAGCATCAAAGCAGTTACGCTCCCATTTATTGTTTGGGCTAAGAGC